CCTGCAATTTCTCGCGTTCCGACATATGACTAATGTCCCCTAGAACCTGCGGCGCTTGGAGAAGCGACAACATACGGTCTTGGACTGCCTCAAAGTGTGCGTTTGCGGGGTCGCCTGCAAACTGCTGGATTACCGAGAGTGCTCGGTTTTCATTCTGTTTCTGCGCTTCGTACTGGCTTTGCGTGATGTGTTGCGTGAGCTGCTGTACTTGTTGCGCTAGTTGATTGTAGTGCGAATCCTGCTGTTGTGGTGGTGCTTCGCCGCCAAAGTAAGCCGCCACTTGCTCCAAAGGAATTTGAAACTGCTGAATCATCTGCGCTACCGCCTGCGACTTTTGTTGCGGTGTGCCTGTTCTCAGCAATGCCGCCGTCTGTAGCAATGGCCCAATCGCTTGAGCTGGCGTGGTGTTCTCATTTCGCAAAATCCACTCATAAGGCGCAAACTGCTCGGTTACCGCCCGAGCCTCGGCATCCCTTTGCTTGTATGTAGTAATGCCCTTTTCGTAATCGGCATCCCGCTGGGCAAAGGCTTGCTGTAGTTCGGCTGGCGCTTTTTCCCAATGTTCTTTCAGCTCAAGGCGCAGGCTTTTGGGCATCTCAGCTCTAGGCTTGTCTGCCATTTGAGGCGCTTGGGTTTCTGATGTTGGGAACTTGGGTGCAAACTTACCGCCCTCACGGGGCTGTGTAGCTGCGTGTTTGCCCCGATTAGTTGGGGTTTTGGTCAAAGCCTCGCGGATCGTATCGGCTCGGCTTTGCGGCTCTGATGACGCTTGGGGCGCTTCTACCGCTTGGGTTTCGGGTGCTGGTGTTTCTGCTGTGTCGGGTGCGACAACTTCGTTTTCCATCACTTCATCCTTTTCATTTGTTCCAAAGTCATTTTGATCATCTCCTTGCGCTCGGGCATGGGACGGTTGTGCAATCTGTTTGCCATCTCTACGTTGAGGTTAGACATCTTAACAGGGGCTATCGGTGCGCCTGGTCGATCAAACTCTTGCACCGTAGCCAACTGACCACGCAACCTGTCTCGGTGCGCTTCTTTTTTCTTGTTCCACTCTTGCTGTGCATACTTAACATCCGAATGCCCCATCTCGATTGCATCGGTGCGCTTTAAGTGCTCGCGCCATTGCTTCCTGCCCTCAATCATTACGCCATCAGGCGACATAAAGGGCGCAATATCGCCCATGACCGAGGCCATCAATTCGTTTCGGTACTCGCCCCGCGTGACTTCGTAAGCCTCGCTGCCATCTGATGGATAAACCCAAGTACGTTTCATAGCAAATCCAAAAGTGTTTCGAAATCTTCTTCATCTTGCTCAAACTCAATCCGCTTTTTCAGCGTTTCAATCTGAACCATGACCGCATCATAAGTGATTACAGTTTGAGCTGCAATATCTATTGTCTGAGCTGGGGCGATCTTCTCACGCTGGTCAGGCGGCAGACCAAACAGCGCTGTTTTGATCTTTTCCCTGCGCTTGGCCTCTTGCTTCTTTTCCTGCTCCCAAGCCTTGTCGCGCTCATCAAACCCAAAATGCCCGCCTAGTAGGACTTCGCTTGGGGTTGGCGGTATTACCGCTACGCCAATCGTGGCAAATGGAAACTCGGCAAATGCGGCATACCCAAACACTTATGCCCCCCACTTAGCCGCTAACCCATCCGCGTAAGTTTTGTTGACAATGTCTGTGGCTGCCGCTGGCGCTGTGCTAATCGTGCCTGTTGATAAGGCCACCGAGGTTATATCGGTGTTTGCGCCGCTTGCCGCTGCCGTAAGGTTAGTCCTAGCATCTGCTGCGCTTGTGCCGCCTGTGCCGCCATTTAACACCGCTACAATCCCAGTGACATTGCTGGCTGTACCTGTCGTGTTTTGGTTAAGGGTTGGTATGTCAGATGCAACAATAGCCCTAAAGGTTGGAACTCCATCAGCGGCATTAGGTGCTGCCAATATATATTTAGCCGTCTTAGAGGCGTAAGGATTTAAGGTGTCGCCATAATTTGCCGCCAAACTAATTACTGGCGTTGCGCCACCAGTTGACAAAACAGGTGATGTGCCGCCAACCGAGGTAACCGTGCCTGTCGCATTGGCAGCCGTTTCCCATAGTGCGGTGCTTGTGTTGTAAACCAATATGTCGCCGTTGTTTGGGTTTTGTGCTGATACATCGTGCAGCTCATCCATCTCATAGCCGTTTTGCACCTTAACAATTAACTTGCCATGAACTGGATGGGCATGGGCAACAACAGCCACATAAACAAGATGCTGTGGTGCATACGGCTTGGTTGCGGTCAAAGTTCCTGCCGTGGTAGGGCTTAAATAAAGCTGAACCCCATCGGTATATGCTGATGTGTCAAGATCATCCACCAATCCAATGATGGTTACATAGCCATTTGAATTGTTTGCCAAGTCACTTGTGATCAATCCCAAAGTCTGCGCTGATGTGGCATCGCTTGTGGCTAGAGCCTTAGAAACAGTTGGAAGTTGTCCTGTTGCGCCTGAGATATAAACCGCTGTGCCTTTTGTTAAGGTTGCGCCAGTTGAATTTCTTACTCGTTCAACAAGCACAAAAGCTGGTGACGTTTGCGATACCGACAAGTCAACAAGCGACCCAACAGTGGAAACAATAATGCTTGCATCAGCAGATGCAATTGAGGTTATGGTGTTTTCAGCAGGCAGAGTAACAAATACTTGCTTTGTGCCAGCCGTCAAAAATAGTTTTGACCCGCCCAAAGATGAGCTTATGACCGTGTCTCGGGTTAACGTATTAGCTGAATACGTCCCAAGCCCTACCTCCCATTGCGTAGTGCCTTGGATTGTGTAATAGGTGGTGTTTCCCTCCCCAACAGCGGCAAAGCTCTGAAATCCTTGTGTCGCCCCATCTAGCGCCAGCGTCCCAGTACCAACCGTGGTTGTGGTCTCCTGTACCCTATCGGCTAAAACCAAGCTCATATTGCAATCTCAACACCCGCCGCCCGACCATCAGGCCCACGAATAATGCGCTTGGGTGCGCTGATTGCCTGCATTACACCGGTAATCTGCCCGAGGGTTTGACCGTGCATATCAGCCAGGCGGTTAATTGCCTCGCTCATGCCGTCACCCAAAGTAGCGTCTAACTCCTCGGATGCCGCCATTTGTGCGCTTAAGGCCGCTTGATCAAGGCCAGCTTTTGCGCCAATTTGTGCCACAAGGACTTTAGTCGCTGCATCAAGTTCTGCTTTCCATCGTTCATATTCTTCCTTTCCAGCCATTTCTCGGGCTTTCATTTGCATTTCATTATTCTGCTTGGCAACCTCAAACTCAGCTTTCATTTGCTGTAATTGCATATCAGCCTGCACTTTGGCTTGGTGCATCTGCATCTCAAGTTGTGCCTTGCCTTGCTCAATTTGAGCCTGCGCCTGCATCTTCATCTGTTCGGTCTGTGCCTGCGCTTGCATACGCATCTGCTCTGCTTGCTGTTCGGCTTGCATTTGCATCATTTCGGGCGGCGGGCCTGCCGGTTGCTGTTTAGCCTGATCTGCACGATCTTGCAGGGCTTTCATTGCCCTCTCGACCGCGCTCTCCAACCCGCGACCAGCTCTGAATCGGCGCACCAAGAATAACAGCATCTCGGAGGCCATAGGCAGGGTCTCGGGCGCTTGACTAATCATGGGGATCGCCTCACGCAAGAATAAGCCAATAGCTTGAATTGCCTCTTGTGCGCCTTGCTTCTCAGCCTGCTCGTCAATCTGCGCCAAGCTATCAGCCTCAACCGCAATATGGAAGTCGCGGATGGTGCTGTCTGACAACATCTGCAACGCCGCTTGCAACCTTTGCGGGTCTTGACCATCGGGCGTGTTCATCACACCCGACATTTCAACAATCAGCTCGGGCGGGTAAAACTTACAGATAACTTGCGCCTTGAGCTTAAAGATGTCTGTGGCAAACCTAGCCACATCACCTTGGGCGCTACGCAAACGCAAGCTGCCAAAGTTAGCTTTGAGCTGTTGAGCACCAAGGGTTTCTTGGGCTTTGGACGATCCACGCAAGATGTCCGATATACCCATAATTTCATAGATGCTCTGCTTAACCTGCTCTCTAGCGGCATACAACTCACGCAAGGTCACAATGATCTGCGAGGTGTCCATCATGTCGATAGCGCCTTTTAAGCCGCCCTTTTCCGACATTGCCGCCCAACCAGTTACAGGGAATAGTTTGTTGTCCACGCCCTCGCTAAACATCCGCGCCAACTCTTTGAACTCGGCATTGAACACGCCAACCGCTTTACAAGCTTTGGTCAGCAAGTAAATGCGTTGGGTCAGGTTGTCTAGCTCTTGTGCCTGATCCTCATACTCGCAGTAATCGGGTACAGGGATCATCGTGCCGGTGGTGGTTGTTGCCATCAACGGCTTAGGGCATGGGAAGAACTCATCAAGCTCTAGCGGGTCATCCCTTTCATCTAGCGCCTGTGGATAACCTTTGGCAATCCAACAAACTTTGCCTGTCCGCTTATTCCAAATCTCATAGACCATCGCCTTTTTGTCGTAGGTCATTTTGGCGGTCAATGGATTCTTACCGTCCATGTCGGTGTTTGTGCTAGTCAGTCCAACATTCTTAAATACGTCACCAAAGCGCTCTACACCCTCTTCCTTGGTCATGTAGACCGCCCGTGCTACCCACCACACCTCATCCCATGTGCGAGCTGGTGAATGCAAGAAGTCTGACCAATAAACGTAATCAATAGGACTGTGAGCTGCGTCAATGCGCTCTGTCGGGTCTTCCACCGTGTTATAGACCTGCGACTCGTCCTGTTCCATCTCGCCCTCGACCTCGGGGCGGTCATTGACAATCACAGGCTCGTAGCGAATCCATGCCGTACCGCGACCAGGCAACAATCTGTCCTGCACCGCGCCACTCATTGCGGAGTCAAAGTCACCAAATTGGGTGGTCTCGTACTCCATGACTCGCTCAAGCATTGTGGATGCAAGGCGACCTACAGGGTCTTGATCCATGTACCGGCGTGAGACCTCGGGCTTGGCTTGGCGACCGTAGAGGGCTGGGTAAAGAACTTGGATGTTTGACCAAAGAATATTGAACTTCATCCTTGGCATTTCTATGGCATCACGCTCATCCCGATACCGCTTGACAACCTTTAAGCCGCGCTTTTCCCACTTATCAAATATCTTGATGGCGGTCTCAATCTGATCGTGCCAATAAGGGCCAGCATCCTCGCCCTCATATGCGCCGTTTTCATCGTACATGATCAGTTACCGCTAGCAAAGAAGAATGTCACATCCAATGCCGTGCCTGCAATCGTTGCGTGTAGGCTTGTTCCCACATTGGCGGGGAATGGGTGAAACCCAATGGCAGGCGTAATCGTGCCGGACATGGCCGTGCCGCTTGCGCCGCCGTCTTTAAGCACTAATGTGCCTACGGTTGTACTGTTAACATAAAACCCAAGCAATTGGCATGGGCCGGTAGAGACCGCCCCTGTTAGCGTGATGTTTTTGTATGCACCTACTTCTGCGACCGGCTGGCTCATATACGCTCCTCTTTATGTTGCATCTCATAATCCCACAGCTCATCGAGTGTGATGGTTTGCAGGGTCTTGCCCTTGGGCGGTGTCTGATCTTTTGCTTCTTGTCTATAAGCTACTGCAAGCATTCTAAACGCATCTGCGGGGTGTGAGCACCAGTCGTGGCGCGGAGTTTGACGAAAAGTTTTCTTATCTTCATCATATTCTCGTTGGTATTGCCTTAACGCTTCCAGCCCCTCATCGCATCTGGAGTCAAAATAACAGATAGGCAGGATCATCCGCACCGCTTGGATGCCGTCCTGTATGCCAATCTCAGGCACTATCGCTAGCTTGCTGATGCCACCCAGATGTGCCGCCAATTGCTCGACAATCGACTTACCGCCGCTTGCTAAGGTCTTGGCTCTGGCATCATGCGGCAGGAAGTGGCGGGTGTATCGGTAGCCCTTAGCGTTGACCACATCAGCTATTTCCTCAATGCTTGCGCCGCTGACCGCGTAATAGTCCATTACCCTGATCTCACCCCTAACCACCTGATACCACCAGATTGCTGTGTCATCTCGATAGCCTAAGTCCCATGCGGTGAATACTGGAGATTCTGGCTCAAAAGGTAACTCTATGATCCTGCCCTCGTCTTGCGCTTGGCGCATCTCTTGACCATAGTAGGCCCCTAAGATACTTGCATCAAAACTGCACTCGTACTCTTGATCGTATTGATCAGTGCTTAACTGCGACCGAGCCGCCTGCAATTCTGTGTCTGGCAATAGCTTGGACACTGATGCCGGTAGGCGTAGCAGAAACCAGTCAGGCACTGCTTGGCTTACTTTGTAAATGTCATGGAACTGGTTTTTGCCCTTTGGCGTACCACCAAACACCGCCCAGCCCATGGTGCTAGACAAGGTTGGTCGTACCACATTTCCCCAAACGCTGGGCTTAAAGTCACCGTATTCGTCAAGGTATACGCCGTTAAATCCCATGCCCCGCATAGCATCCGCATTGTCCGAGCCGAATAGCATGATCTTTGCGCCGTTCACCAGCTCCACCGACAAGTCGGATTCATTGGTGGCTTTGGTCACCGGTGCTGCGTAAAACTTAAGGTAATCCCACGCCACCCGCTTGGCTTGGCTTCTAAATGGTGCAATGTAGGCATATTGGGCTGATCTGTTGCCCTCAGTAATAGCTCGCTTGATCAGGTCGTTGATAGCCGCTACGGTCTTTCCAGCTCTACGGTGGGCAACCAAGCAAGACCAGCGCTCAGTCCTATTATGGAATGGCATAAATGCCGCCCTTGGGTTGTAGGGCAGGATTACTTCACGCCGCCCCATGTCACCACCATTTCTACCGGCCCATCATCCTTGCCGGTAATCTCTGTCCTTGCCAACTTGGGTACATGGTACTCAACTACCGATTGGAATAGCTCAAAGGCTTTGGCAGGGTTGGGCTTTATATCGTGGTCAGGAACGCCGTTAGCGACCTGATCAAGCCAGTGCTCTAGACGGTATGTGTTGTTGTCAACAAACATGGCTATGGCCTGCCTAGCCTCGACTGTGCGCTTGTTTGGCAGTCCCGCTGGTCGCCCTGGCCCTGCTGTTGTTTTTTCACCTTTTTTAAACGCCATAAGTTAAGGTTGCTTTACAATATGGTTTTGGAGGAATTGCAATGAAACTGATTATAGTTAAGAAATCCAAGTCTAGCAAAAAAGTTCAATCACTTGCAGAACTTGATTGGCGCAAAGAGCGCAGTGATGAACGCTGGAACCGGCGTGTTGAGTACCTTGAATTTTGTTTTAGTGGTGTCTCCACCATGTTGCCAAGCCAAATTACTCACCTGAAATCCGAGGCAGTAAATCAAGCCCCATCAAGTTATCAGAATTTACAGACATAAACACTCCTGGCACTGTGCCGGCCTTAGCTGCATCTTTCAAACCTTGCCAGCCATATTTGGCAAATATTTCCCGAGCTTTCATCACATCAGCGCGGCTAACGCCAAACCCAGACTTAGCTGCTAAAGCATCCCTCTCATTTTTCTTTAACACTGTGTTGCGGTAAAGCTGGTTTTCTTCCAGCAT